GCGGCATTTACCGCAATGCTGACTCCAATGTCTGACCAATTATCTCGACTCATCCGTAGACACCCAGCCCTGAAAGGCGCATTTGAATCGGAACCGAGGTTGATTGCCAAAAGGTTATCTAAGCTGCAAGAGAATGGATTCCTTTGCGAGTCTGATTTAACGGCCGCGACTAATCATATTAATCAAGATTATGCTCGTATCGTAATTGCCGCCTTCGCCCATTTATTAGGGTGGTCGGACTTACAGATACAAGCCGCTATGGAATCTGTCGGGCCCTTGAATATTATTACCAAACAAGGCAAGTTGGAAACGACCAGAGGCACACAGCAGGGGTTCCCCCTGTCATTTTCCGTGCTCTGTGTCCTTCACCTCTTTGCGTGCGAATCGGCTATCGCTTCCCGCGAGAATCTCCGTAATTATGTGATATTTGGAGATGACTTCTTGGCCCATTGGCCAATGGACGCATTTCATAATTATCTCCGGAACCTCGAGCAGCTTGGCTTTGTCATTAACAAGACAAAGTCTGTTATTTCTAGACATGCTGGTAGGTTTTGCGGAGAATTATATGAAATATATCACCAAGAGAAATTAGTCAAGCGGGTGGACCACAAAGTGACTTTGGGCGAATTCTTCCCTAAAGGTTATATTCGCCGACGTAATTCTGTCACTAAGCAGTTCCGATATGCACGCATTGTTCACCGTCCCCGGCCGTTTCTTTCAGCCTGCTTTCTCATTCCTGGAGGGACTACCTCAGGCAAGGATGATGTAGTTACATGTCCTAGTTCCTTTAAGATAGGTCCCGTGCTTACAGCAGAATATAAGAGGATTGCAGACAGGGAAACAAAGAAACGACTATTAGGTTCAATGTATTCCTACCACTATTCGGCAATTCGCGCGATAAGGAGTAGGGGTATTCCGGTGACGGTTCCACGTGAATTTGGTGGTGCAGGGCTACCTGGACGAGTCAAAGCTTCAAGAGCAGTCCGGGTTCTGACTGCGCATGTGTGTCGAAAGTACAATAACTACCGCCTTTCTTTGCCAGCTTACTACAAGTACAAGGCCCGGCTGTCTAAGCCCGAAATTTATGACCTTGCTAGTAGTAAACCAAAATGGCTAAAAGCGGTTTCGCAATCATCAAATACAAGTGAACTTAAAGAACTTGATATTAATATTCCTCAAAACGATGAGGGAAAGTTCAAAGCAATTGATGATTGGAAACAAGTACTTCGCACATCTGCTCGTATTGTGTCCTATTGGGATATCCATAGCTCGAAAGCTGAAAAGAAAGAGGCTGCCGCCGTACAAGGAATTGTACAAAAATTAACTCTTCACCCCCGCGGTGTCCTACAAACGGACCTCACGCGAGAATTAACCGGTAAGACCTTGTATCGACATAAGGTCGTCTCTTTCTATTCGGATACTATACATGACAAGTGGAGACGGACTGCTAAGTCACAACTCCAGCTGCTGTCCCAGGACCGTAGCCTGTACCGTCTTTGTCTTCACCAGCCTGTTAAGCAAGATTTCAGGTATTTGTATCCCAAAGCCATTTCAGCAATAAGCACACTTCCAGAAAACCCAGAAGCCGCATATCATGCTATAGGCTATGGGAATGCCCAACCTCAAGCTGATGGCAAAGACAATAAACACACTCCCGACAAATTTACCCAGAAGCCGACACGCCCAATTAAGGGTAGCGGCGAAGTCAGGAGATTAAAACTTATCTTACCGACCGGATTGCGTCTGCCAAGTAGTAAAACAATTAGAATCGCCGCCCGTTATACAAACGAATTTCGAGTAAAAACGGACGAGGCCGCGGAAGCAGTACGCATGATCACTCTACGCCCAGTCACGGCGCGCGGTGCCTTAAAAGGCGCCCGTGTAATTAATCCATTTACGCGGCGTGACGGAAAGGATTCCCAAGGGAATCGCATGGGTAACCATGCCAAACGAAATACTCAGAGAGTAATGACATGGCGTAGCCAGAGGGACATCCTCCGGAACAAAGAAGGCAGCTACACGTAGCT